GGCTCCACGATCAGGAAAGACCTGTTTCGATGATTGCTTCAATCATGGTTAACCAGGCAAGGGATCCAAAGAAGAGCAAGCCTGTCGAAATGTCCGATTTTTACTTGTATGAGCCAAGAGAGCTTCAAAATCTGCCTTCTGGGCGCTTCGGCGCAGCTGCTATCGAGCTGGTCAAGCAAGGCAAGTTCCCTGCATGGGCCTTGTTCTGCTTTAAACAGTTGTCTCAGGCGGCCTCTGGGAGCCCTCCAGTCCTACTTGCTTATATCGGGGCAGACTGTATGGTAATAGCCCCTGTGGCGTCTCCTGGAGGTGTTACAGGGCTACTTATAGGCATGGAATCGGCATCAGATCAAGTCAGGGAGCTAAAATCGCCTGACGGGAAGGTCGTGACATTAAAAATCCCATTCATTGAGACGAAAATCGTCGCAGAAGAGGATGTTTTTCTTCAAATTGTTAACTAGCTGGCCAATCAAGTTCTAGTGTGTTGAGAAAATCGTCAACAACTTTCGAGTCTTCCTCGTCATAGGGTCCAAAATTGGCGAGCCCACGAGAAAGCCACTGACGGATTCTCCACTCAGATTCGATAGTATAGAAAGATTGAAGACGGAACCAGGCAACCCATTCTTGGCTCGACTTAGCCTGATTGCACTCTAGACAGGCTGGAATGCAGTTACTTGTACGATCTTCGCCACCTGCAGACTTGGGTCTGACATGATCTACTGTTAGGCTTGCGTCGTCGATTGGAGGGCGACCGCAATATGCACAACGGTTATTCCAGGACTCTTTAATGGCATTTCGCCACTGCTGGCGTGCTTCGCGGCGGGTTAAGGCAGACATGTTGAACAGATAATCCGAAATTCGCTCATAAACGGGAGCGTGATCCTGCGAGGGGTGCATCAGATTATATTCCAGACAGCACCACGGAGAAGAAATTCTCTAAACTTCGGCTGCATAGGGCCTCCAGTGGTATGTCTATAGTCAGGATACCGTAGCGGCATACTAACAACGACGCCTTTAGGCCCCATGACACAGCAATTCCCGACTTCGGCTCAAATTATTTATGATGTACTGTCGGTAGACGCCGCTTTTACGGGATTGCTTGGTATTTACGATTTCAGATCGAGGTCTGGACCTGTAACAGCCCTGTCTATTGTTAGTGCTGGACAGGATATGCCAGCGATAAGAAATGTCTCTGGAGTCGAATGTATCATCCAAGACGCGGGTAACTCTACGGCGCAAAACTACTTGACGGGAGCCCCTGATATTATTACTACCTGGAGCCTGTTCCTGGTCGCCTGGGAGCCATCTAAGGGCAGTGACCTACAGTTGGCTACTGATCACCTGCTAAAGCGCTTTGTGGGGTCACGAGCGGTGCAGACAGTGGCTGTTAGCGATGGATTGGGGGCTCTTGTTCAGAATAAAATCTTCATCCAGTCCAATATGCCTATTTTTCAGGTTTCGTAGGAGTCTGACTTTTTCCTATTGTCTTCGGCTAACAGGATTTGAAGATTCCATGGTACGTGCAGGCCGCAGGCGTCGACCTTGCGACTTTTCAGTGGGTGAATATGATCCACTTCGTATCTTTCGCCTGTCTCAACGCTTCTCAGATGTGCCTCCGTGTAAAAATCAAGCATCTCCTGCTTCTGTTCTTCTGTTATCCATGGAGGGCAAGCGTTTCCTGCGCGAATCTTAGCAGTTTTAGCCGCGTTTTTGTTAGGGTTGTTCCGCACCCAGTCGTGATCTAATTGACGCATCTTCTCTTTGTTCGCCTTTCGGTAGGCAGCTGAGGCGGCGTTACGCTTCTCTCGGTGTTTTAAGTGGTATTCGCGCTGCTGGCTTTTGATGCGATCACTATAGGCCTCTCTGTAAGCAGCCCCGTACTCCGCTATGTGCTGCTTGCTTGACTCGGCCCACCTCTTAGCAGACGCTCGATGCTGCTCTTTGTGCTCACCAATCCACTTGTTACTGTTGCTTTTTTGGCGATTCCTGAGTCCGTCGTCGCACCATTTGGAGATGGCTTGTTCAGAGTAAGGGACGATCTTGGCGAGGGCATAGTAACTCCAGCCATCACGGTGGTAGCGCCTGATGGCGGCTTTCAACTCTGGGGTTGCGCGTTTAGCCATTTCAAGCCTTTAGAGAGGTTACCGACTGTCGAGGTTGTTTTGGAAGAATAAGAGCAGGTGGGGTACTCCTGCCATGATCCTTACTTCTAGTATACCATACTAGCAAACTTCTATGGCGAATTTCTCTGCAGCGTTTGGTTATTCTTTCTACATCATGCCGCTTTTCTCGGCTTCTGTTGATGTAACCTCTGTCAGTGGTTCCGATGCCGCAACCTTCCTTGATGTCTCCGATCCTTACGTTACTGGCGATACCGTCGCCTTTGACGAGAGTACAGGTATTTTCACTGTTGGCGCGAATGCCTTTACAATGGACGGCACCGTTGATGGTGCTGCCACTGGTGATGCTCCCATCAAGCTTCTTGGCTTGACGACGGCCTCCCTTCAGACCGACACTGGCTCCGAGGACATTTATACCTACGACGACGAAACCAAAGGCTTCAACCAGTCTGTGGCGACAACCAAGGGTTTCACCGTAAGCCTTAATGGCGTTGCTGACTTTAACGACGCTGGTTACCAGCTTCTTCGTCTGACCGAAGCCAACACCGTTGCAAACAGCTTGCGTGTTAAGTTCCTTCGTGTTGGTCCTACTGGTACCACCGAGTCTGTCTACGGTTACGGAACCCTGACTGGCTACAGCGAGTCTAATGACGTTGCATCGATCGTCTCTTGGGAATGCACGCTGACTGGTTATGGCGCTTACGGTCTTGATCTTGCCTGATCACAGCTAAATAACCTAAAGCCTCCTTCGGGGGGCTTTCTTAATGCCTTTTTCTTGGCAACCTAAACCAGCTTGGCTTAACACTGTGGCAAACGGCGGTTTTCAGATTCCTGTAGAGTTTCAGACGAGCGTTGCCGCACAGGGCCAAAGCTTACAACAATTTTTCGATCAAGTAGAGAGGGAAGGTGTAGACGCGGTCAATAAGATTGCTGCAGCAGCAAAGCAGCCGATCAAGCAAACGGTTGAGTTCAATGTCGAAGATGGCAAGTTACAGGCATCACTGAAAGAGAGTTACGCTTGGACGGATAAGATTGAGAAAGCCAAGGCTACTGCGGAGAAGAACGAACAAACGAGAAGGGCTAAGGCAGAAGCGGCTGCTAAGAAGGAAGCTGCCGCAGCGGAGCGTGTTACTAAAGCTGAAGCAAGGCAAAGGATTGCTCGCGGAGTTGCTGCTAGGGAAGCCACTAAGTTCAGGCAAAGACAGATAAGAGAGCTTGACAAGATCAGGCAGGAGACTTTTAAGGCAACCGAAGCTCAGAACAAGCTTGGAAACGCTGGCAAGAGGAGCGGGATCGCAATTGTGAGTGGCTTCATCAAGGCCCAAATAGCGATGGCGACGCTAAGGATTGCTACAGAGCAGTTTGGGAGAACATTAGACGTAGCCTTCAATGCAGAGAAGGCGAGTAAAAGGCTGGAGAATATCACGGGCTCAGTGGCTGAATACGAGCAGGCATTAAGGCTGGCGAAAATTGCTTCAGCTGATTTTGGCGTAACTCAAACAGAAGCAACGCAATCTATAGGAGACCTGTACTCAAGGCTTTCATCTGTCGGCTATGGCTTGACAGAAGTAAATGAGATCTACAGGGGTTTTAATACCATTGCTAGAGAGTCTGGCGTCGCAGCGGAAGAAGCTAGCGGAGCCTTCTTTCAGTTAAGCCAAGGCCTTGGATCAGGCAAGCTGGCAGGGGACGAACTTAGGTCGATCTTAGAGCGAATGCCTCAGTTGACGGCACGACTAGCAGAGGAGATGAATGTAAGCGCTGGACAAATTAAAGAGCTGGGAGCCGCAGGGAAGATCACTGGTGACGTGATCTACAAGGCTTTGTCTAAAGCTGCTACAGGGGCCGTTAACTTGGACGACAAGCTGACAAAACAGCAGCTTACCATGAACCAGGTAAGGCAAAAGACAGAGGAGATGCAGATTGCTATCGGCAAAGCCTTTGCTCCTATTTACCTTGCCTTCCTGGAGAAGTTTGCAGAATTTGCTACTGTGACAGCGGTAGCGTTCCAGAAATTAAATGAGTGGGTCTCCAAGAACGCGGAAGGGATAAAAACGATGCTTAAAGCGGGATTGGAGATCGCGAAGATGTCGGGGTCGGTCTGGATTGTCATTAAAGCATACAGAGCTTGGGTTGCGGTCACCAAGGCTCTCGCTGCTGCAAAGGCCGCGTTTTTAGCGTTAACTGGCGTTGGAATGGGGAAGATCTTAGTCGCTGTCGGTGCTGCAGCTACTGTCTATGGCGCCTTGACCGTTGCTACCAACGAAGCATCAAAAGAGGTTGAGCGCTTAGGTGAGGAGTCGGGGAAAGATATGGAGAAATTGAGGGCTGATGCTGAGAAAGCAAAAACCGAGATGTCGAAGATACCAGAGCCACTCGCTGACGTTGAGACGGCGATGAAAAGTGTTACGGCACAGTCTAAAGAAATGTCTCAGGCTGCAACCCAAGCCGCTGACGACCAGCTACGGCTTGCTGAGGCAACTCTGCAAGCAGAAATGCAGATAAACGAGGTCAAGCTGGAGCAGTTAAACAGAGCCCTTGACAGTGCTAAGACACAAGAACAAAGGATCGCTATCGCTAAGCAGATCTATGACCTTACCCTAATACAGGCTAAGCTTGAGCGCCAGCAGGCTCAGGCAGCGATCGACGCAGGGGTCAGGAAGACTCAGCTTGCTGTTGAGGAGCTTAAGATCAAGCGTGAACTCATAGAAGCAGAGAAGTTCGCGGCTATGGCCAGAAATCAATCCACAAAAGGTTTTGAGAAGGCATTGGAGTCGATCTCCAAGGCTTTGGGTCTCGCAAAGAATATGGCTAAAACAAGTGCTGCGATTGCGGAACAGCAAGAGCGTGCAGCAGATGCTATCTATGATGGGGCAGAGGCTGCAGCAAGAGCGGCCTTCGAGCAAAATACAGTAGCTCAAGCTTCGGAGCAGGCGGCTATATCGTCTAACAAGTATGCAGACAATATGGAGAGGGGCGCAAAAGCTGCTGAAAAGGCTGCTAAGAAGACCAATGCCATAAGCGGCGGCGGGGTGACATCGAACGGGTCAAGTATAAGTGGTACCGAAGAGGCGGTCATTGCAGCAAAGTCAAAACTGGGAGGATTCTACTCGTGGGAAGAGTTCATGGCAGCCCTGAGCAAAGAAAACGAGAGAATCGAAAAGCGTGAGATGGCGAAAAGAGAGCAAGCCAGGAAGGATGCTGCCTATCAAGAAGCAAAAGAAAGATCTGATACAAACATCCTAAATATGCAAGAGGCTTATCGTGTTAAATTCGAGCAATCAGCTATAACCGCAGAACGAGCAGCTCAATTGGGTTTGCAGGTTACTGATCAGATGAGAGCTAACACTGTTTTACTGAACAAGGCCCTCGCACGAATTGCTTCAGCTAACGCCTTTACTGCACCTCCTGCAAGGGCTTCTGGTGGCCCTGTTGCTGGTGGCTCTACGTACCAAGTCAACGAACTTGGAAGAGAAGGCTTCTTGTCAGCCTCTGGAAGGATGTCCGAGATTAAAGTTCCAGCTTATGGATCCTGGAAAGCGCCAAGCACTGGTGAAGTCATCCCTGCTCACGTGTGGGCTGAAATGAAGGCCGCAAGCGCAATGGGTGGCAACAGCGCTCCAGCAGGGCTTGCAGGGGCTTCCAGGCGTCCCTCAGCGGGTCCTAGCAATATTGATAACAGTCGGATCACGAACCACGTTACGATCCAGTCCCAGGCCCCCGTTCAAACTGCCAGCGAGCTAATGGTTGCTAGTGCCAAACGCCGTCGTCGTCGGTTCCGCTGATCGGCATCCTACAGCAGCTCTTGGGGAATCATGACAGCCGCTGCTGGACAATTGGAGTTAGTCTACTCGACTTACACCTTTAATTTCTCTGAATTCCTCGATCAGGAGCTGCCTCGCCAGTTTATTAGCGAGTCCTCTCTAGGCTTAAGTGCGCAAGGAGCCCAGATCTACTCTGGCGCTCCATTCGTTGCGAAGTACATTTGGACCGTAAATGTTCCTGTTACTAAACAGGTTGCACAGGATATAGTTACTGCATTTCAAGCTTTTGACGCCGAAAGAGCCAACGGTAGCCTTCCTGTCGTAAATGTAGACGACTTCACGTTCGGCGGCAACGTCACTGGTGACGCGGTATTCACCACTCCTCCAAGTATCTCCAAGTTTGGTCGCTCCACCACTCACGTCGTAATCACCTTCGGACTTTCTCAGGTTTAATTCATGTCTTATATCAACACTGCCCGCAAGTCACGCTTGACCATAAATGGAGTAGACGAGTCTTCTAGGATGATCTCGTGGCAAGTTAACGATGACAGCGCTTTCAAGAATGGAATCGTAAGAACCTCAGGCAGTGTTGTCCTGGGGACAACAAGCTTGACCCAGTACGATTACCAAAGAGAGGCTTACAAGCGCGGGCAAGTGGTGCTCATGGAGCTGTGGAATAGCAGCGGCGGCATATATGAAACACATCCAAGAGGGCTGCTTTATGTTATATCAACATCCTTCGACCCCGAAAACCAGCAGGTCGTTATCGAGATTGGATGCAAGCTGTCTTTGTGGACAATTTCTGACAACATTGATGAAATATATGCCTACAGTGTCGTCGAACTCCCTGAAGGACAGAGGACTATACAAAACATCTCCCAAGGCTTGTACTCATCCAATAAATTCATATACCAAGACAATACAGGCAACATCGCTGAGATAGACGTCTTTAACCTGTCTTTTTCTCCTGACAATCCAGATTCCGTAGCTAGTTATTGGGAGACGAGAAGTCAGACAGAGGCCCTGTCAGCATCGGCCTTAAGTGGAGACGAGTTACCTGATATTGTCGATCTGGAATACACATTCTCTTCTTCGGAGGTGTTTTCGGCGCAAGAAAAAATCAAGACCGACACGTCTAATTACGACATTGGCTTCAATGCTGTAACTTGGGTCCGTGATGGATCTGGACCCAATCTCAACTCCGTAGAAAATATAGACGATTCTTACAGCGGGCTTCCAGGTGCCGCTATTGGAGATTACATTAGTGTCGCCAGTATCGAAAAGGTTAATACTTCTAGAACAGAAACGAAGACGGAATATTACAACGGGCCTGGTGGTCAAGTAACCAGGGATGTCTTGGATAGTTACCAGCCTGGGGTTGAAGTTAACGCTGAATATTTCGAAGACAAGTATTCGGCTTGCAGGTATCAAGCAGCACTAGACGGCGATGCTGATTCTACTTCGTGCTCATATCTGCAAGCTACCAGTCCAATGCTGGCAAGTCGTGTTATTACTACGATAACCTACAGCGAGGAGGGGACTGTAGAGTCTAGAAGGCGGGAAACATGGAAACCAGTACTTGCTGCCGCTCAATCTTTCAACTGGAAGCAAAAAGACGGAGAGTATGGACAGCCTGTTAATTTCGAAGAAGTCTCTCTTACTGACCTTTACCGAGACTCGATCGTCGTTACAGATTATGTGCAGGACGATGAAGGCAACAATATCGAAACTATTACCACCTACACTTCTGGAGCTGTTGAATACAGTGCTGGCATCTACGCTTCCACTGGAGTGGTAGGAACAGCAGAGCTGACTGTAAGTGAGCCCGTCTCTTATCCAAACATCCAAGGTACCACTAGTCTCGATCTGGCTACAGATACTGTCTCGGGGTCTGGGGCAGGGATGACTGTCAATGTTGGATGGCCTACTAATACAGGTACAATTGCTGAGCTAAGCGTCACCTCTAGTCTTACAGATTGCCAGTGGGGTGTAAGAGTCACTGGGTACAGCCCAGGTAGTTGGCAACCTGCCGCCGCAATAGATGACCCTAGCGAGGTTCTTGAGAATGAGCGCCAGTCTGCTTTAATGTACTGGGGAGCACTTCCTGACACTGGCGTAAGGAAAAGCGGCAGCTGGACAGGTGGCTCTGGTTCTGGTTTTGATGGGTACATCCCAACTTCATCGTTACCTTCTATTTTTAGTAATGTTACTAACAGTAATAGCAGGGCTGTTCTCTCTCCTACCTGGACTATTTCAGTCTCCTCCACTGATTTCGCAGTCCCGTCCAATCGGGTTATTTCTATCTTGGACGGTGGCCAGGGCTACGTCGTCGGCGACGTAATCACTTGGACAAATAACATCACCCCCCTCTTGCAGTTCGGCAGCAAGTACGCTTCTCTTGGACAAGCTTTAGCGACAGACTACGGACAGAGCCTCAACTCGACAACCATAACGGCAGAAGTTACAAGCGTTAATCTTGTTAAGCCGCTGATTACAATCGCCTCGCCAGGCACTGGTTACAACGTTGGGGATCAGATAAGGGTGACGGCGGCGGTATTGTCGGCTAACCTAGGCGAACCCATCACGGAGGATCTAGTTTTTACCATCGTTTCAGGGGAAAACGGCATCACGGATCTTGGTGAAGGCATCGCGTCCTTATCTTTAACTGACTTCTCCGTAGGTGGCGGAGGTGGTCCTACCGACGAATATGCTCGAACAAGCGGTACGGTTCGGTGGGATTTTCGCTATGATCAAGCAGACGTTTACCCTTCTACTATTATCAGTACTGGCACGTCCAATGGAGTAGCTGGCAGGTTTGCGTCGTATGACCCAGAAGGAGAGGGAGTCGTTAGCACTCCTCAGATTGCTCCGTTCTTTGTCAGGAACAAGGGGCTGACAATAATCGACAATGGTTACATCCGATCGCCAGCGATTAGCACAGGACTTATCGGGACAGTTTTTCAGGGAAGCAATGTGTTCTGCTGGGAAAGCTGGATCTTTGTTGAGTCAATGAGCCCTAAGGGAATGGCTCTGTGTCACTGGGGCACCTCCACTTACCCCAGTACAGTTAGAAACTGGATGTCATCATCCGACTTCCAATTAGAGGCGGGGTGGGGAATGTATATTCAAAACGGTAACATTAACGTCCTCTCACTCGAACAGGATATAGCGGCACAGGATTTTGGCTGGCCTTCTAATGTCTTATCCGTCGCCTATCCTCAAGGTGAGTGGTTTCATGTTGCGCTTACCGCTGACTTAAATACTGCAAACTCATCGAACGATGGGAGATACAACCTTTACATCAATGGACAATATCAGGGTTACTCTAAAAGAAGTCGGACAGATCTAAGAAGCGGCAGTGTCTATTGTTATACTGGCGCTGGTGGTTTCCTCGAAAGCCAGACGAGATCGACTATCGTGGACTACGTGTCTGTCCCGCCAGCAAGTAATGCCGACTATCTTAAAGTCGCCTTAAGCCAGACGAGGTTCATAACTGGTTCCACTGTCTATTCATCCAACTTCACCCCTATCTCCACTGACCCAGCATCTGCTTCAGGCCTCTCTGTTGTCTCAGGGGTTTACGAAGGACTGGAGGCCGTGCCAGTTGACGGGATAGGTAAAGCCGCGACAGTTAATCTTGAAATAATCACGGGCGGGTCTGGCGAAGCTGGGGGAACTGGCTGGGATCCTGCACTTGTCAGCCCAGCCTTGCCGTATACTGAAGACATCGGCACCGCTACAGCAACAGGGGGGAACGGGAATGGTATAATCCTGAACCTAGGGGTAGGTTACTCAGGGGAGTCGTACAGTGGGCAGTCACCAGTAGTTATCAGGTCCGTGGCGGACGGCGGAAACGGGTATCAGAATGGCGACATACTGACTATTTCAGCTGCTGATATACAGGGGCTTTTAGCTTCTTATGGTGGTGGTAGCGTCGACAATGACCTCAGATTTTCGGTAACGCCGTCACAAACGGCTGATGTAGCAGCGGGCTGGTTGTTTCCAAATGTTGTCGGCACTCAGTTTACTGTAGGTGATACTGTCAAAGTTACTCGCACCGAGGTGCAAGCAGCTGCCGCTGGAGATCCTGGACAAGACATCTCGGCTACCGTAACAGCGACAACCCCAGCGAAGCCTATGCAGAACTTGACGCTCGACGCTTTGGATGGTGGCAAAAGATTCGTGGTCAATACTTCCAAGACGGACTCTACTCTCCCAAATTCTCCAGATCGTAACGCCACGCCGTCACTGCCTACGACCGAGAGCGGTTTCGATGTGGTCATCCGCACTGACGCTTATGACCCAAGCTTTGGAAGCACTCCTGACTCTACCAAAGAGTCACTCCAAGTCCCTACCGAGTATTCTTCTTCCATTTCTGACGTGAACTCCTTCGTTGAGGACTACTCAAGATACCTTAAGAGTTTCGTCACGGGAGAAGCCTACGGACTTCGTATTGGCGAAGCGATGCGACCTGAGATCATGAACTCCTGGGAGCCCATGGCTGGTTTCCGTTACACAGACCAGCGCATTGGTGAGACATTTGCGATGCGTGCCGACGCGGCGTCCTGGGGCGTCAGCACAGAGGAAGCTGCTGTGGTCTATAATGGTATCTGGCTTGGAGCAGTGAACTACTCCGCCATTGCGGATGACGTTTTTGATGGTGGTAATTTTACGACGAATGTGACACTAGCGTTGAACAACGATGTATACGATGGTGGAAACGTGACAACTGGGGTGTCTAGCGCGACAAATGACGACTTCATTTCTGGGGGTAATTTTACGACTGGCGCCACAGGAGGTTCCGAAGACTACCTTGATGTTGGCAAGGTACTTGCTTACAGGATGGAGCTTTCTTTTGACTCGCCTGAAACTTTTGTCCTAGCAAGTGACAGCTCTGAGGTGCCGTTCTTTGTTGATTGGGAAGGTGATGCCTTGACGGAGAGTATTGCTGCTAACAACCCTACACATGACTACGAAGAAGGTACTTACAGCCTTGGTGTATATCATGACTCTGGAGATAGTACTAATCTCGTTGACCTTAATTATCTTTCCTATCCGACTGAGGCTTTGGCGATCCAGGGCTTCCACTTCACCTCCAATGCGGCAGCGAGAATCAATCTTATCAATTTTCTTCGAGGTGCTGCCAACTTAACATCTTTCACTGTTTCGAATGATACTGACTTCGGTTTAGTAAACAGCTTGAACAATGCCTTCCGCGATTGCTCTAGCCTGGCCAGTTTTCCTTATTTCTTAACCAGTACGCAAGTGACCTTTAACAACTGCTGGAAGGATTGCGCTTCCCTTAAAGATTTTCCTCCTAACTTCTTTGATCATATTGCGACGACAACAGCCAGCGACCCCTTTGCTAACGCTTGGTCTGGCTGTGCGCTGTCGCCAGA